CTTAATGAGAGCAGTCTTAATAGACGCACTACAAAAACAGTATGAGGCCGACATCGCAGCAGCAGATGCTACGATTAAATTACTTTTGGAAAATTCAGTAGGAGTAAGTGAACATCTTAATCATCAAAAAGAATTAGATTGTCAACTCCATAAAATTGCATCTGCCGAAGAAAAATTACAAGTATTAAAAGATTATGAGATTCCTAAAGGAGAGTAATGCCGTTTAAGTCTGAAAAACAAAGACGTTATCTATGGAAGAATGAGCCGAAGATCGCTCGAGAATGGACAAAAACTTATGGTAGTAAACCTAAGGGAAAGAAGAAAAAGACAAAAAGGAGGAAGAAATAATGGACGAAATAGTATTCGTTGATAAGGTTAGAAGAATCATCAAAATGAGACATGATGATGTTGTAGCTGCTATGGTTTCTGGCGGTGTTGACAATATGGAGAAATATCAGTATATGTTAGGACAATTACGTACTTATCAGTACATGAGTCAGGAAATATCCAGCCTGCTTGAAAAAAAGGAGCAAAAAGACAGTGACGGAACAGTTATCAGTATCAAACCAAAAGGAAGTCCCAAAACATAGGGACGCTCTTCAAGAAAAATACGATCAAGAACCTAAAAAGCCTGAAAAAGATTTAACATCTGAGCACGCTAAATTGCCCGAACCAACTGGTTGGAGACTTTTAGTTTTACCTTTTAAAATGAAAGAGAAAACTAAAGGTGGTATTCTTATAACGGATGACGTTATAGAACGTTCTCAAGTAGCATCGACTTGTGGACTTGTTTTAAAAGTAGGACCGGATGCATACAAAGATAAAGAAAGATATCCTAAAGGACCTTGGTGTAAAAAAGGGAGTTGGGTTATTTTTGCTAGGTATGCTGGATCCAGAATGAAAATAGATGGGGGTGAAGTTAGACTTCTGAATGATGATGAAGTTCTAGCAACCGTGGAAAACCCTGAAGATATATTCCATGAAATTTAATCATAGGGAGGAACTATGCCAGAAGAAGTAAAAGAAGAAGTAAGAAAAGAAGAACTGATTGATGTCGGGGATGCTGATGAAAAAGCAACTGACATTGACTTAGATAAAAAAGCTGAAGGAGGAGAAGTAAAAGATGAAAAAACTACTCAAGACAGTGATAAGCCCGCTGACACACCTGAGAAATTGGATGAGCCAGTGGATGTTCGAGATAGCAAGGACGACAAAGAACAAGCTACAGAGGAAGAAGTAAAAGAACAACCCACAGAACAAAAGAAAGAAATGGAAGAGTATAGTGAAGGCGTTAAAAAACGTATTGCTAAACTTACCAGAAAAATGCGTGAAGCAGAGAGACAAAAAGAAGAAGCTGTTACTTATGCTAAACGTGTAATGAGACAACGAGATGAGTTAACTCAGACAGCCACTAATTTAGATAGAGATTATGCCAAAGAAATGGAGAATAGAATCTCATCATCTTTAGCAGCGGCTCAAGCTAAATTAGGTGCTTCTAGAGAAGCAGACGATAAAAAAGCTGAAGTGGAAGCGTTAACAGCCATCTCACAATTAGGATATGAGCAGGGCAAACTTGCAGAAATCAAAAGCAGACAAAAAATGGAAGAGACTGCTAGAGAGACTACAAGAAAACAAGGACCCGGAGCCCAGTATCCTACTCAACAAACGCCGCCACCAGATCCAAAAGCAGAGGACTGGGCGGAAAAAAATGAGTGGTTTGGCAAAGATAATGCCATGACTTACACAGCTTTTGATCTACATAGAAAGCTTACTGAAGAAGAAGGGTTCGATCCAAAGTCAAATTCTTATTATGAAGAAATTGATAAAAGAATAAGACTTGAATTCCCTCAGAAATTTGGTAATACTGTAGAAAAGACGATTAATAAACCTACACAAAACGTTGCTTCTGCAACGCGTAGTCCAAGGATTAATCGCAAAAGTGTGAGACTCACACCATCACAAGTAGCAATTGCTAAAAAATTGCGTGTGCCACTAGAAGAGTATGCAAGACAACTAAAACTCACGGAGGGAGAATAAGCATATGACACAAGAAACAAAAACTACTTCCCGTGCGAGCCAGACAAGAGCTAAAACTTTACGTAAGAAAGTTTGGACTCCACCATCGTACTTAGATACGCCCAACGCGCCAACTGGATTCAGACACAGATGGGTCAGGGTAGAAATCATGGGGTTTGTCGACACGAAAAACATACAAGGACGATTAAGGTCCGGGTATGAATTAGTAAGAGCCGACGAATTTCCCGGAGATGACTATCCAGCAATACCAGACGGTAAATACGCAGGGGTGATCGGGCACGGAGGCCTTGTGCTTACAAGGGTACCTACTGAGATCGCGAAGCAGAGATCTGATTATTTTGCCAAATTAGGGCAGGAGCAGATGGACGCTGTAGACGAACGATTGAGGCAGGAAGAGCATAAGAGTATGCCGATCGATATAGATCGACAGTCTCGTACAACCTTCGGTGGTAGAAAACGTTAATTTTTTAACATTCAACCAACGAAATTTATATAAACCGTAGACTATGAATAATAGTCTACATTTGGAGAAACAATATGGCTAACCAAAGTTCAACTGGTTTCGGATTGAGACCGTTGAGAAAAGTGGGTCAGAATGACAATAACGCCGGTTTAGGGGAATGGAAGAAAGCTGCATCAACAACAGCAATAGACCATCATGATATGGTATTGCTCGCTGCAACAGGCTACGTAACAGTAGCAACTGCAGGTATTGGAGTAGTTAATCAACTAGGTTCACTAAACGGTTCATTTTATACTGATCCGAGTACTCAAAAGCCAACATGGTCCAACTGGGCGCCTAATAATGCTGCAACAGATCACACAGTGCTCGTCAATGACGATCCACAACAAATGTTTGAAATGAGAACAGCATTAACTACACTTACGCAGGCTGATGCAGGAAGAACTGCACCAATCGTAGACTCAGCTGGTTCTGGAGCACCGAATTACATTTCGGGTTTCACGATCGGCGCGGTAACGACAGCTGCAAATCAGGTGAAGTTATTAGGCATAACTAGAGACACACAGAATCAGACACTCGACGAAGCAGGAAGCGTTTGGAGAGTTATGATCTGTAGTCACATTCTAGGTAACAACATAGCAGGGATATAAGGAGTTAAATTATGGCAATATCACGTAATCAACTAGTTAAAGAACTAGAGCCAGGTTTAAATGCTTTATTTGGCCTGGAGTACAAACAATACGAAAATCAGTCGGCGGAGATTTATACGACTGAGTCATCTGACAGAGCTTTTGAAGAAGAAGTTATGTTGTCAGGTTTCGCTAACGCAATGGTAAAACCGGAAGGAACCGGCGTTGCTTTTGATCAAGCGCAAGAAACTTTCACAGCAAGATACACTAACGAGACAATTGCTCTCGCTTTTGCAATCACTGAGGAAGCTATTGAAGATAACCTGTACGACAAACTTTCTTCTCGTTACACAAAAGCACTAGCAAGATCGATGGCAAATACTAAACAAGTAAAAGCTGTTTATCCTCTGATTCAAGGGTTACCTACTACAGATAACTATGATTCAGGCGATTCAGTTTCGCTATTTAGTACTGCACACCCAACACTAGCAGGAGTATTTTCTAATACACTTGCTACGCAAGCAGACTTAAACGAAACATCGTTAGAGCAAGCGTTAATTGATATCGCTGCAATGACTGATGAAAGAGGTTTAAAAATTGCTGCTAAAGGTGTGAAGATGATCATCCCTTCTGCTGGTCAGTTCACTGCTGAGAGATTGATGAAATCTCAAGGTAGAGTTGGAACTGCTGATAATGATATCAATGCAGTCAAATCTATGGGTATGATTCCTCAAGGTTATAGAGTGAACAACTACCTTACAGATACTGATGCTTGGTACATTACTACAGATGTACCTAACGGTATGAAACACTTTGACAGAGCTCCTCTTACTACTAAGATGGAAGGGGACTTTGACACTGGCAACGTAAGATACAAAGCTAGAGCAAGATACGTTTTTGGCGTATCTGACCCTAGAGGTATCTTCGGCGTCGAAGGTGCGTAATACTTAAATAAAATTAATGGGGCGGCCTCAAAATCGCCCCATTTTGACTATAAAGACAGAAATTCACTATGAAAAACTTCCGAGTACAGATTCGATATCATGGCTATTATGCTGACTTTAGCGTAAAGGCTCAAGACAGTGCTGAAGGTATTGAGAAATCAATCCTTGACAAACTGGGAAAAAATGAGGTAAAGTTCGAGTCTGATGGATTTACTGCTAAACGTGGTAAATGGATAACCTATGAGGAGGTTAGCGATGACCGAAGACCTATACACTACGAAACGGTCCTTGGAACTAGAGTGGCAACAGGAGCACCTGAAGGAAGGTAGATATACTTTACACATGGGGCATATCGATAAAAAAATTCAGGAAATTGTTAAAGAGATCATTGCCAAAGAGTTTGAAGAACAAACGCTTCAAACTAAAATAAACGAAGCCCAGGCCGAAGTTTCGATAGCCACTTAAGCGCTATCAAAAATCATACAAATTCATAGGGATACCTTGCGCTCTGCGTAAATCTGCGTTATAAATTCCTTACTATACAATTATTAATTTGGTGCAAACGAGTATAGTCGACGGCCTAAAGATTGCATCATATAAATTAGGAGGATTATAATCATGGCAACAACTACATTTTCGGGCCCAATAAAAGCGGGAACGATTAAAAATACGACTGGTACTACAGTTGGAACGAATGTAAAAAACACTGGACAAGTGGTAATGGCACAAACGTTTACAACAGGTTCCACTCTTGATGATGGAGCTTCTGCTGCAAATGAAACTACTGTTATTATTCCAGCTAATTCACAAATCATTGATATCGTACTTGATAAACCAACCGTAATGGCTGGTGCTACGTGCGTTTTCAGTATTGGGGATACAGTTGGTGGTAACGCTACTTTTCTCAACTCATACTCAGTTACAATCGCTTCAGGAGCTGGACGAGCATATCCAACAGAAGAAGCTGGTGGTACATTGGCTTGGGCTGATATCGGAACTGCAGACCTAAGACTTACGTGGACGAGTACTGGTGCTACTACTGATGGTGAAATTAGAGCTACTATTTTGTACCAACAAAATATTAACTTAGCTTAATAAATAATTTGTGAGCTCCTTCGGGAGCTCACAATAATTAGGAGATAAAAATTATGAGCGGTTATTCAACAGATGTAAAAGCAACACATCTCACAACTGATGGAGCTATATTCGCTGGCCCAAGTAGAGTTCTTGGAATTTATTATTGCAGTGAAGCAGCGCTTGGTACCATTGTAATTAGAGATGGTGGTGCAAGTGGAACTATTCTGGCTACATTTGATGTACCAGCAGGATCAGGAACAGCAGGTGAAGACACAGTTTACCAAATAGATATCCCTGGTAATGGCCTTTATTGTGCAACAAGTTCTTATTGTGAAGTTACTGGTGGCGTGGATAAAGTTACTGTCTTCTACGGTTAGGAGGATTTGTGGCTAACACTACTTCTCAATCATACACTTTCGATAAGACTCTTCCGATTGATGAAATCATAGAAGAAGCTTATGAAAGAATTGGTCTACAAAACGTTTCAGGCTATCAATTAAAAACAGCTAAACGATCTTTAAATCTATTATTTTCTGAATGGAGTAATAGAGGACTTCATTATTGGGAAGTGGCGAATCAAGGCTTTACTTTAGTAGATGGAACAAATGTCTATACTACTTATCGATCCCCGGCCGATGGTGCATCTCAAGGATTAACAACGACTTTATCTGCAGGAATTAATGCATCTGTTACAGATATTCCTTTAACAGAAGTTACAGATATGCCTGGTGCTGATCAAGGAGGAGGAACAATTACGGTTAACTCTGAAACGATTAGATACACAGGAAAATCTGCAGCCACAGGCGCAGCAAATCTTACGGGAGCGATTCGTGGATCTAATGGCACGACAGCTGCCACTCATTCAAGTTCTGATGCGGTTACTCAACATGCTACAGGAATGGATAATATATTAGAAGTTAATTATAGAATTACTTCTACAAGTATTGATTCCCCAATGACTGAAGTAAGTCGATCTCAGTATCAAGGATATTCTAATAAGAGTGCAAAAGGAACACCTACTTCTTTCTTTATTCAAAGATTTATTGATCGAACAAATATAACTATATATTTAACTCCAGGTGCAGCACAGGATGGAAATAAATTAAATTTATATTATTCACGAAGGATTCAAGACGGTGGTGCTTATACTAATGCAGTAAATGTGCCTTATCGTTTTTCCCCTTGCATGACTGCAGGATTAGCATTTTATTTATCACAAAAGAATGCACCCCAAAGATCACAAGAATTAAAACTTTATTATGAGGATGAATTGGCTAGAGCCGTAAAAGAGGACGCAGATATTACAAGTACTTATATTGCTCCTAAGGTCTACTATCCTAACGCTTAATTATGACTACATTTGCTTCAGGTAAACATGCACTTGCTATATCAGATAGATCTGGTTTAGCTTTTCCTTATTTAGAAATGGTAAGGGAATGGAATGGCGCATGGGTTCATTTTTCAGAATTTGAACCTAAACAACCTCAATTGGAACCTAAACCCACAAGCGCAGACCCTCAAGCTTTAATGAGAGCAAGACCATCAAGAGTAGCTTTACCCACACCTGCTGCTTTAAATAATAATCCTTTTACTACAGAAGTAGGAACTACGGTTATTGTAACAGAAAATAGACATCAACGATCTACTGGAGATGCAGTTAGATTTTATCAAGTTAAAAACCCGGTAGGAGGAGTAGCCATTTCCACTTTTGAATTAAGTACGACTTTAGCTACAACTATTACTGCTACTGATACTTCTATTGTATTAACCGATGGTTCGGAATTTCCTACCTCAGGATACATTGTTATTGAATCCACTAATACAGATGCCAATACTGTTGAATTTGGAAAAATTACAAGTGAAACTATTCAATATACTGGACGGACTTCTAATACTTTAACCGGCTGTACAAGAGGAACCGCAGCTCCTTCTTATGGAAAAACACCAGAAGCGACTACAGCAGTAGCTCATACTTCCGGGGCAAAAATTTATGGCTCATATGAAATAACTAAAATTGACAGCACTATTCCTTATGCAGGAGAACCATCAACATTGCCTGTGAGTGATAGTTTTAGTTTTACTTTAGCCAATGCGGCTAGTAGTGTAGAAACAGGAGGAGGTTTTTTCGTTTTCGGCGGACCCGTAAACGATAGATCATAATTATGGCCGGATTTACATACACAACTTTAAAAGCAGCGATTCTAAATTATACTGAAACTGATGCGAATGTTTTGACTACAACTATTGTAGATCAGTTTATTGAAAATGCAGAATTTAGAATTTTTTATGATGTTCCCAGCGACAATAATAGATTTGTTAGTGAAGGAAATTTAGCTGTTGATGATAATACCATTAATGTTGCAGGATTAGGAACTAAAGGAAATACTGGAACAGTATTTGTGCGTGGGGTAGAAGTTTTTAATAGTACCTCAGCTTCTACAGGCCCTGGAACCTGGTTAATTAAAAAGGATCAAACTTATTTAAGTGAATATGTCGATAGACTAACTGGAACCGAAGGGGGACAACCGGATCAGGACGTTACAGGATTTCCTAAGTATTATGCGATGTTTGGAGGCGCTACAGGAACTTCAAGCACCACGTCGGGAGGTCTTTATCTAGCTCCTACGCCAGATGCTAATTATATGCATAGAATATATTATGACATGGTACCCAAGAGTCTAACTACTACAGCTACAACTTATATTAGTCAGTACTTCCCACAAGGCTTATTATATGCTACATTAACGGAAGCTTTTGGATATTTAAAAGGTCCGATGGACATGTTGACATTATACGAAAATAAATATAAACAAGAATTACAGAAGTTTGCAGGAGTGCAAATTGGTAGACGAAGACGAGATGATTACACAGATGGTACAGTTAGAATACCCATCAACTCTCCGTCTCCATAAAAACTAGGAGAATATTATGGCAATAACATCAGCAATTTGTAACAGTTTCAAAACAGAAATTTTAACTGCTGTTCATAACTTTACAGCTTCAACTGGAAACACTTTTAATTTAGCTTTGTACACAAGTTCTGCAACGTTAAGTAAATCAACTACAGCTTATAGTGCATCAAACGAAATTACGAATACATCTGGAACTGCATACACAGCAAAAGGAAACGCTTTAACAAGTGTAACCCCTGTATTATCAACTGATACAGCAGTGTGTGATTTTGCAGACACAAGTTGGACTTCAGCTTCGTTCACTGCTAATGGATGTTTAATTTTTAATGACTCAGCATCTGGGGATCCAGCATGTTGTGCCATTGCATTCGGTGGAGATAAGACAGTTTCAAGCGGAACTTTTACAATTCAATTCCCAACGGCTGACGCTTCGGACGCGATTATTCGAATAGCATAAGGAGCAATTCCTTATGGCTAATCTTACAGTCACAGTAGCGGTTACAACTGGAACGCAGTACGTTACTGGTTCTACAGGTTTAATTTATACATTTGATGGTTCTCAACCCGCAAGTTTTACTTTCCCATGGGTTGCTTCAGGAACAGTTCGTTTAGAACAATCAGGTTCAAGTAATGATAGTCATCCATTAATTTTTTCTACTTCCAACAGTTCAATTTTAGCTACAATGCAAGCCGGAATTATTTCTTCCGGAGTTACTTATTATTTAGACGGAGCCAGTAATCAAGCTGCTTACACCAATACAACAACTTTTAATGCAGCTACTACTCGTTATATAGAAATAGCTCCTACTTCAGAAACAGATTTTTATTTTGCATGCTGGGTCCATGGTATTGGAATGGGCGGCATTATGGATATGACCCAAGATACATGGGGAGCTTTATCATGGAGTCAGGGAAATTGGAATGTACAGAATGATAGCAGTGTTGCCTTAACAGGTGTTTCTGCAACTTCATCGGTTGGAACTCCTGAAGCTTTCAATGTAGTAGGATGGGGCAGTGATGCCTGGGGTATAGAGAATTGGGGCGAATCAGGTCTCACTATTACTCCGACAGGTCTATCAGCAACAGCTTCTGTTGGATCATTTCCTTATGCTCAAGCCACCGATGGGTGGGGTAGACTCGAATATGGTAATGCTGGATGGGGAGTAACCTATTCTGTTGCATTATCTGGATTAGGTTTAACATCTGGCGTTGGTGCAGCCGAAGTACAAACTTTACAAATACTTACAGCACCCTCAGCTTTAACATCTTCTCTCGGTTCAGTTATAACTGCTATAGAGATTCCTATTACTGCGCCATCAGCTTTAACATCTTCTGTTGGAGCTCCAACATATGTTGGTACTAACGCTGGTTGGGGTAGAGATAGTTGGGGCAGTGAACCATGGGGTGATACTGAGGAGCCTGTTATTAATTTAAGCGGACTTTCATTAACAGCATCTTTAGGTACTATTGCTGCTTTTCCTGAACAAGGATGGGGAAGAGATACATGGGGATCTGAAAACTGGGGTGAATCTGCGTTTACAATAAGTCTTACAGGTCTTTCAACGACAGCTAGTGTTGGAGCAGTATCTCCAACAGAATTGTCAGTTGGATTAACTGGAGTTTATGCAACTACTTCACTAGGTACACCAGGATTATCATATGGTGTTGATGATCTTTTAACTGGAGTTTCAGCAACAGCAAGTGTTGGCTCTATTGGACTTGAAATAGGTGTTCCTTTAACTGGAGTTTCTGCAACATCAAGTCTTGGATCCTTGAGTTTTTTATGGATTGATTTTCCAAGTGGAGTAAGTGCAACCACTTCTGTTGGATCAGTAACAGTTGCTAATGTTGAATTAGTTGATTTAACTGGAGTAGGCGCAACCTCTTCACTAGGATCTATTATACTTGAAATAGGTGTTCCTTTAACTGGAGTATCAGCAATAACTTCTGTAGGAGCTGCTTCTCCAACACAAATGACTGTTGGAGCAACAGGTCAATCAGCTACAGTAAGTTTAGGTTCCGCGGGTACATCCCCATTATATTATAAAGATGTTGACATAACTGGAAATACTTCTTATACAGATATAGAACATACGGCATAGGAGAAAATTATGGCATCAAATTATACAGTACTCGGAATTCAACTCATGACCACTGGCGAAAAAGCTGGTACATGGGGAACTTTAACAAATACAAACTGGGATATTATCGAACAGATTTCAGGTGGTTTTACCACTCAAGCTATAACTGATGGTGCTGATACAGATCTATCGGTTTCTGACGGATCAACAGGTGCAACTCTTGCACATAGAGTTATAGAATTTACAGGATCACTTGCAGCAAGTAGAAATTGTACTATTCCTATCGACGTTCAAACTTTTTATATAATTAAAAACTCATGTGATGATTCAGTAGTTTTTAAATATGTTTCTGGTTCAGGAGACAGTGTAACTTTTCCTGCTGGAGCTACAAAAATAGTTTATGCAACAGCGAACGATGGTACTAATCCAGATATCGTTGATACTGGATTTATAGCGAGTGTGGCTGATGACACAACACCACAATTAGGTGGAAATTTAGATGTTGTAACTTACGACATAGTTTCAACTTCAGATAGAGATATTGATATTATTCCAAATGGAACAGGTGATGTTAACCTTGGAGCAGATACAGTTCAAGTGGGTGACAATAATGCTAACGCAACCGTCACTACACAAGGAACTGGAGATTTAATTTTAAACACAAACAATGGCACAAATTCAGGAACTATTACAATTGCTGATGGCGTTGATGGAAACATCAATATTGCTCCCAATGGATCCGGAGAAGTACAAGCCGGTGGTTCTGTAGTTAAAAATGCAGGCACAGAAACTATTTTTATTCCAGCACAAGCAATGTTTGGTCCAACAACAAATGGAGCTGAAGCCGCTGCCGTTGAAACGACAGCAACTCGACCTGAACTAAAAGTTTTAGATTTTGATGCAAGTACAGCTGAATATGCACAGTTTTCCATCGCGATGCCTAAATCATGGAATTTAGGTACAGTGACCTTCCAAGCTTTTTGGAGTCCGAGCAACACAGATACAGGAAACGCCCTTATTGGTCTTCAAGGTGTCGGTGTCGCGAATGATGATACATCAGACATAGCTTTTGGAACAGCTATCGATGTTACAGACGCAGGCGGCGGTGCTGTTGAAGATGTATTAGTTAGTCCAGTGAGTGCTGCAGTAACAATTGCAGGAACTCCAGCGGACGATGATTATACGTATTTTCAAGTCGTTAGAAATGCAACAGCAGGTGGCGACACGTTCACCGGTGATGTAAGATTACTAGGAATTAAATTATTCTATACAACAGACGCTGCTAACGACGGCTAAAATTTATAGGAGGAAAGAAATATGTCTTTTGGTTATAAAGTTTTAGGCTTCGGATCAGGTGGTAGAGGAGCCGTAAAAGAATTAACTGCAGATTATTTAATAGTATCCGGTGGCGGCGGCGGTGGCGGAAACCCGAACGCTGGCGGTGGTGGCGGCGGAGGTGGATTGCGTAGAACGTATTCTAATCCTTGTGCTGCATCAGTAATATTCACAGACGAAGAACTTCCTATTACCGTAACAATCGGTGCAGGTGGATCAGGAGCATGTAAATGTTCTCCTCCATCTGTGCACAGCGGAACTAATGGTGGCAACACAACCGTAACAACAGTTAACACTGGTCCCGGTACTCCCGAAACTTTATCAGCTTTAGGAGGCGGAAAAGGTGGTGGGTGCAGCTGTCACGCCTGTGGAGGTGGTACTCCAGGCGGTTCAGGTGGCGGAACAAATCACTTAGGAAATGTTGGAGGAACAGGAAATGTTCCTGCAATTCCAACTGCACAAGGAGGCCCTCAAGGCTTTGCTGGCGGAACCTCTAATGGTGGCCCCCTTGACTATGGATCAGGCGGCGGTGGCGGTGCCACAGCGATCGGAAACAATGGTTCACCTCATCCTCACCAAGGAGGAAACTCTGGTGGTGGCCCCGGAGGCGCTGGAAGACCGGTAGCAATTTATCCTGGATTTCCAGGAGGAACTACTTACGGCGGCGGCGGCGGTGGCGGCGGCTGGTTTGGAGGACCTTCAGGTACTGGAGGAGCAGGTGGTGGTGGAACCGGTGCAGTTAGCGGAAACCCAGGCACAGCCAATCTTGGCGGCGGCGGTGGAGGCAATGCATATACCCCAGGCACTTGGAATGGTGGTAACGGAGGAAAAGGATTCTTCGTTATGAGATTTCCAACAGCAAGTAAACCCGCGACATTCGGAGTTGGTGGAGGCGGCGCTATAGCAACATGTGGTTCTGATACAATCGCTTACTTTACAGATACAGGAACCATAACTTTATAAGATGGCTTATTTTGCAAAAATTCAAAAACAAACCGATCCCTTTGATAATACTAACGAGGATTATTGGGTAGTTACAAATGTTGTAGCAATATCTAATGATACTCCTCTTGCCGTTGGTAAATTAGGAGATCATACTGGACATGTTCAAGGCGAAGACTATTGCCGTAAATTATTTAAAACAGGAACATGGAAACAAACTTCATATAATACAAGAAGAGGTACTCATTACCAACAAGATGGGACGATTTCTGAAGATCAATCATTAGCTTTTCGTGCAAATTATGCGGGTATAGGGAAAATATATAGTCCTTCAAAAGATATTTTTATAGATCCCCAACCTTTTGCTTCTTGGTCTTTAAGTGCTCAAAATGTTTGGACAGGACCTATCGCATATCCTACGGTTACAACGTATATTTCTGATGATGGTTTAAGTACTGAAAGAGCTTATAGAATTCGTTGGAATGAAGCTGGCCAAAAATGGACAGCTGTAAAAACGGATCCCCCACAAGAGTTTGAAACTTCTCTTGATAGTATAGATGAAAGAGACAACAATCCTCAAGGAACGGTTAATTGGAATCCTGCTACTTTCGCTTGGGATTCTGTTTAAAATTTTTCCCCAAACTTTTATTACACTCCCAGAAAATGTAGGACTCATTCTTTTCAAGTATGAGGCTCCCGTATCAATTCCAGGGGCTATGGCTTTACTTCGCCAAATATGATAGAAAGATAAAAATAAAGGAAAAAGATATGCGTATTATTAAAGAAGTAGAATATGAACTCTTAACGGAAGCAGTTCAGAGTTCTTATAAAGAAGAAACTAATGGATATGTTCTTACCTGTGAGATAGGGGTTCATGAAGGAAATGGGTCTCAAATCATGTTAGAAGAAGGTCGCAAAAAATTTCAAAATTTTCATCACCTAGGCATTGATCCTTACGGAAACATACAGGCCGGTGTAAGTAACAAAGTTAAATGGAATACAAAAAAAGATTTAATTGATTATTTAGAATTTCATTTGTTAGAAATGGCCGATACGGAGTATATGGATAAATATCGCAACGGCTTTATTATTTATGATGAAAAACCACACCTATTAAATCGATATACCTGCGTTCATTTTGATGGACCACAACGAACGACCGATGTTTTAAGAGAAGTTATGTTCTTTTGTCATCGCGCACATCTAGGAACAACCTTTTGTTTTAATGATTACAAAAGATATAAGATGGATATAATAGTTAATCTTTGCTCTGTTTATGGTTTTAGAGTCTTGAATAAAGGAAGACGTCGTTACAGTCTTATAAAAGAACACGGAGCAACAGGATGAATCTAAAATATTATTATTGGTACTTTAATAAAATTATTCCAGAGCGTATTTGTGATGAAATATTAAAATTAGGATTGTCGCGTCAACATAGAATTGCTACCACAGGGGAGATTAAAGAAGAAAGTTTAAGGGGAATGTCTAAAGAAGCTAAAACTCAACTCAAAGCATTAAAAAAGAAAAGAGATTCTTATGTCGTCTGGCTAGAAGAAATATGGGTTTGGAATTTACTTCAACCTTGTGTCCGGATCGCTAATCAACAGACGGGATGGAATTTTGAATGGGATTACTCTGAGCCTTGTCAGTTTACTAAATATCATAAAGGTCAATATTATGGATGGCATTGTGATTCTTGGGACAAGCCTTATCATGCTCCTGGAAAACCTACCCATGGGAAAATCAGAAAACTAAGTACCATTTTAATGCTTTCTGATAAAAAAGATTATACGGGTGGGGACTTAGAAATGAATCCCCGACAGTATGATCCTGAAAAAAAATATGAAGTTAAGAACCAGGTTTTAAAAGTAAAAGAACTTCAAGAAAAAGGAAGTCTGGTTGTCTTTCCTTCTTTTGTTTGGCATCGAGTCACTCCTGTTACGAAAGGTATCCGGTATAGTGTCCCTGCCTGGCATTTAGGAAGCCCGTGGAAATAAATGGCTCTTGGTAATCCTTTATATTGGTGGGAATCACTTTACAATCCTCAGGAAATAAAAAAAATTAATACTCTATTAAAAAGGGATCTCATATCTACGCGAGCTCAACAAGGGGCTGATGGAGTCATTAAGACTTCTAAAGTGAAAGGAGTTCCATGGAAAAAAGCCAAACCTTATTTAAATAAATTTTATGAATCCACACTTTTTATAAACAATTATGCTTTTGGGTTTCAATTATTTTCTTTAAATGAAGAAGAACATCTTATCTATAATGTTTATTCTTCGGGAAGTGAATATGGCTTTCATCAAGACGGTACTGAAGAGGGAGCCAGCGATATTAAACTAACAGCTCTTCTCAATCTTTCCGATTCTTCGTATGAAGGAGGAGACTTAGAACTTCAAGTAAATACAACGGTTAAAGTTCCAGAGCTTAATGTGCCGGGCAACCTAGTTATTTTCCCTTCTTTTATTTTACATCGTATTACGCCTGTGACTAAAGGAACACGAAAATCTATAGCTATGCTTTTATTGGGACCTAGATTTAAATGATTAAAGAAATACGCTACCATTATTAATAATAGTATGGTAAAACCTGTACAGAAATAACAAAAGGAGTAAGATATACAGTACCAATTTGATACGTCTGATATGCAAATTAAAAAGAATCTTTTACCGGCTAGATATTTTAATAAATTAAAACATTTAGTTACAGGTAGTGCTTTTCCTTGGTATTTTACTAACCAAACTGTTTCCTATCCAGGTGTAAAAGAAGATAAGCATTTTATGTTTGTTCACGTCTTATATAATACGATCCCTCCTGCTCCTATTTCACACCTCTTCAAAGAGTTTGAACCTATTCTTTATTTTCTAGATTTTCCAATCAAAGAATTATTGAGAATGAAACTTAATCTTTATACGAATCAAAATAAAAAAATAAAACATGTCCGTCATACGGATGTATATGATGAAAAAAATAAACCAAGAGAAAATGTTACTCTTTCTATATTAAATTTTATAACTTGTAATGGTGGAACAATAATTAAAGACAAAAAATATCCATCCAATGAAAATGAATTATTAATTTTTGACAATTTAAACAAACATTCTGGAGTAGTACAGACAGATACTCCAACTAGAATAGTTTTAAATATAGTAACGATATGAAAAAGATTGTAATCGTAGGAGGGGGAACAGCAGGCTATATGACGGCCGCTACTTTATTAAGTGAGTTTCCAGAAAAAGAAATTACTTTAATAGAACCAGCCGATCTTCCTACTATAGGAGTTGGAGAAAGCACAGTGGCTGGGGGCCAAGGGGGATTTAGTGGCATTCTACACTGGCTAAGAATGGTAAATATTAAAGATGAAGAATTCATGCCTCATACCGATGCTGTTTATAAACATAGTATTGCATTTGAAAATTGGTATCGCAAAGATTCAGGACGCTTTCATTATCCTTTCGGTCAACCTTATCTAGAAGGAAGTGAACTGGCCCTTAAAGACTGGCATCTTAAAAAATTAAAATACCCTGAGACACCTACCCGTGACTATGCTGACTGTATGTATCCAGGCATGGCATTAATCAATCAAAACAAATCTATGTTTACTGATACTTTTAGCAGTGCTCATGGACGAGCAAGGTTAGAAGAAGACCCTTATCTTCATGAGGTGCAACTTTTGTCTCATTACTCTTATCAATTTGATGCTGCTAAATTTGGAAACTGGCTAAGAGATAAGTATTGTAAAGCCCGTTATCCTGATCGTTTTACTCATTTTGTATCCAAAGTACAAGTCGTGCGCACGCGAGAGGATGGGGAAGGCGGAATTGAATATTTATTGTTAGAAGGAGGACAACAAGTTTATGCAGATTTATTTATTGATTGCACAGGCTTTAGAGCGCTTTTAATAAACAGTAAAATGCATGTACCTTTTATTCCTTATGATCATATTCTTCCGAACAATAAAGCATGGGCCACTCGAATTCCTTACACCAATCCCAATAAACAAATTGTAAACTATACCAACTGCACTGCTATTGAAAATGGTTGGGTGTGGGAAATTCCTTTATGGTCCCGAATGGGAGCAGGCTATGTATTTTCGGATAAATTTATTTCTTCAGAAGATGCTTTAAAAGAATTTAAACAGACCCTTGTTAAAAAAGGATATCAAAAAGTTGAAGACCTAGAATATAATCTCATTCCAATGAAGTGTGGTATTCAATCAAAACTCTGGGTGAAAAATGTATGCGCTATTGGATTAGCTGCAGCGTTTATTGAACCTCTCCAATCTAATGGCTTACAAAGTATGCATGAATTTTTATTTAACTTAACTCGAATTTTAGAACGAGGACACATCAGTCAATGGGATCGAGATGAGTTCACAGCTAAATGTCATAGCGATTTTGATCGTTTTGTCATGGGGGTTTCATTACCTTATGCACTTTCTCATCGAGATGATACTGACTATTGGAAAGCTCTTCAAAAGAAAGACTGGTCTTCTTTACTTTCTTATACCAAAGGCCAGCTCTCTGGATTTTTAAAAGAACCTTTTTCAAAAAGACATACTGACTTTAACTATGGCCAGGCCAATAATCTTACCAATTGTATGGCGGTAGGCCTCAATTGGAATCCTCTTGATTCTCATACTCTTAAGTATAAATTGGCTCTTTCAAGTTTAAAGACAGTGGAGTCGCGTAAAGATAAGTTAGACGAAAGAAAAAAAAGATGGAATAAAGAAGTAAAAAATTTTCCAACTCCTTACGAATATTTACGGAAAAAGTTCCATGCATAAACTCGAGTATTTTTCAACTCCTCTGTGGACTGAATATAAGCCAGAATTTGTAAAATTATTAAACAAAGCAAGTAATGAATATATTAAAGCTGCGCGTAAGAGAGATGAAAAAAGTATAAAAAAAACCAGGGATTTTGGGATGGCTCATCACTCGAATCCTATAACGCAGGATAAGCGCTTTGCAACATTCAGAGATTATGTTGGGCAAAAATCTAGAGACTTTTTAGATTGGCAGGGATTTGATATGACAAAATACGTTACGATGTTTTCTGAAATGTGGGTGCAGGAATTTTCTAAAAGAGGAGGAGGTCATCACTCAGCCCATCATCATTGGAATCAACATGTTTCAGGTTTTTATTTTTTAAAATGTTCAGATAAAACATCTTTTCCTATCTTTCATGATCCTCGAGCCGGTGCGATAATGACAAAATTACACCAGAAACAATTAGATTCAGTGACATATGCAAGTGAACTGGTACATTTTAAACCGAAGCCTGGAACATTGATTATTTTTCCAGGTTATGTAGAACATGAATATGCAGTAGATCATGGTATAGAACCCTTTAGATTTATTCATTGGAATATTCAGGCTGTACCAAAAGAAATGGTTAAAAATGTCGTTTAAAAAAAATAAATATAAAGTAGTAAGACAAGCGATTACTAAACAATTAACTGATTTTATTTTTCATTACTTTCAAAATAAAAGAAGAGTGTCCAAAATATTATTTGATAGCAGATATATTTCCCCTTTTACTGAGTACTGGGGTACATGGGATGACGGACAAATTCCTAAAACTTATTCTCATTATGCAGATGGTGTCTTCGAAACCTTATTAGAAGGGTTGCATGAGCGTGTAGAAAAAGAAACGGGATATAAACTCTATCCTTCTTATTCTTATGCCCGTATTTATAAGAAAGGAGATATTCTTAAACGACATAGGGATAGAGATGAATGCGAAATTTCTGGTACCATTCATATTGGAGGGGACACTCAATGGCCTATTTATCTTTCAGAAAAATCTAATCAACCCGGCAAAAAAGTTATACTCGCCCCAGGGGATTTATTACTTTATAAAGCCTGTGATCTAGAACATTGGAGAGAACCTTTTGAAGGTAATACTTATTGTCAGGGGTTTATTCATTATACGGATTCTACTCAACCTAATGCTCTTAAATTAAAATATGATGGAAGAGTATGCGCGGGTCTTCCTGCATGGTTTAAAGACAAGAAAGTAAAAGGTTTTAGGTGATAGAACCTATTATTTTTAAATACCCTTTAGCTTCTACTCTTAATCCTCAATTACAAGTAGCTATTCAAACTTCTTTAGCTGCTCGTTTAGGAGGAGGAAAACATTTAGGGGGAAGAAGAACCAATTTTAATTTCCATCATAAAAATATTCCGGCTCTTAATACACTAGTTAAATGGCTCGAGGGTTTATTTACCGAGGTTGGCAAGCATTTTTCTTTACCCCGATTTGATCAGCCTTCTTATTCGTTTACCCTTAAAGATTGTTGGGGAATCATTTATGATAAGAACTCTTGCGTCATCGAACATAATCATTTTCCATATGCTTTTTCTTTTAGTTACTATGTAGCTTCTCCTCCGGGTACTTCACCCCTTATAGTTAACGGGCAGTCCCATCATCTGAAGGCAGGGGACTGTATTTTTTTCCCGTCGCTTTATTCTCATGAAGTAAAACCAAGTCAAAAAGAAGGTCGAACCGTGATCATTGGCAACGCTTTTTGGGTTATGTAATAAGTTGATCTCCTCAAAAATATAGTATATTTGTATTTTAAACGGATTTTCTATGCTACAAAAAGTAAACTTTTTACCAGGATTCAATAAACAAGTTACAGCTACCGGCGCCGAAGCACAATGGACGGGGGGAGACTATGTCCGTTTTAGATATGGTACCCCTGAAAAAATAGGAGGCTGGGACCAGTTAGGAGAAGATAACCTAACCGGAGCTGCTCGAGCCCTTCACCATTGGGACGATAATGCAGGTATTAAATACGCTGCTATAGGAACTAACAGAATTTTATACGTCTACTCAGGAGGACAATATCATGATATTCATCCTTTACGTACTACAATAGCAGGTTGCGATTTTACCAGCACCACTTCTGACACTGCAGTCACCGTTACTTTTCCAAGCCCACACGGGTTAGTGGATGATGACATTGTTAAATTTGATGGAGTGAGCGGAGTCACAGCCGTAGGATCAACTTATACTGATGCTTCCTTTGAAGATATTCTATTTATGGTGACGTCAGCACCGACTGCAACCACGATTACCATTACCATGGCATCAGCAGAATCCGGAACTCAATTAAGTAATTCAGGTTCGGCTTCCGCTTTGTGTTATGTAACCGTAGGACCTGCTCAAGAAGTGGGTGGTTATGGTTTTGGAACAGGAACTTATTCTGGATCCGCTTCAGGAGCAGCGACTACTACTTTAGTAACCACACTTCCTGATGATGCGACCACTAATGTTGTCCTAACTGATTCAACTGCTTTTCCTACTTCAGGAGAAATTAGAATAGGGACTGAGGATATTTCTTTTACAGCTAATGATACCACTACAGGAACTTTAAGTGGAGGAGCACGTGCGGTAAATGGAACCACTCGAGCGGAGCATACTGGAGGAGCCACGATAACTAATATTTCAGATTATGTTGCCTGGGGCGAAGCATCCTCAGCCGACTATACGATTGAACCAGGACTCTGGGTTCTGGATAACTATGGAACTAAACTCATGGCTCTTATTTATAATGGAGCATGTTATGAATGGGATGCAGCTGCTTCGAATCCAACAGCGAATCGAGCAACCGTTATTTCAGGAGCACCCACTGCTTCCAGACATATGTTAGTGTCTCCGGTTGATCGTCACTTAATTTTTTTAGGAACTGAAACCACGATTGGTGATACAACTACCCAAGACGACATGTTTATTAGGTGGTCGGATCAAGAAAGTACCAGCGACTATACGCCTTCCGCAACCAATACGGCAGGAACTCAACGATTAGCCAATGGTTCTCAAATCATGGGAGCTATTAGAGGTCGAGATGCTATTTATATCTGGACCGATGCAGCCATCTTCTTGATGCGTTTTGTTGGTCAACCTTTTACCTTTTCTTTTGAACAAGTCGGAACGAACTGTGGACTCATTGGTAAGAATGCCTGTATGGAAGTTGATGGTACCGCTTTTTGGATGTCTGAAAATGGATTCTTTCAATACGCAGGTCAACTTCAATCGATGCCATGTCTAGTAGAAGACTATGTGTTTGATGATCTTAACACCGTATCAAGAAATCTTATTAATTGTGGTTTGAATAATCTTTTTGGAGAAGTGAATTGGTTTTATTGTAGTGATGGTTCTAATGTTATTGATCGAGTCGTGACTTATAATTATTTAGAATCCGTGATGCTTAAAAAACCTATATGGTATACCGGTTCTCTACCCAGAACGGCCTGGGAAGATTCAGAAGTCTTTGCTAAACCCCATGCCTGTTATTATACGACCAGTGATAATGCATCCTTTGATGTTGTAGGTAACACGGATGGAACAAGTATTTATTATGAACATGAAACAGGAACGGATCAAGTGAATGCCGGAGGAGTAGTGACTGCGGTTACAGCTAACGTTCTTTCAGGAGATTTTGACATTACCCAGAAAAGAGCGGCACAAGGACAACTTTTAGGGGCCCCAGACATAAGAGGAGACGGCGAATACATTATGAAGATCCGAAGATTCCTTCCTGATTTTATTAGTCAGACGGGGGACACTCGCATTACTTTATTGCTGAGAGATTATCCTAATGACACAGCGGCAAGTTCTTCGCTAGGACCCTTTACAATCACCAGTTCCACTGGTAAAATTGACACACGCGCAAGAGCAAGAGCCATTGCGCTTAAAATAGAAAACACAGCTGCTGCCCAGGACTGGAAACTGGGAACTTTTAGGCTGGACATACAACCGGACGG